GGACGATCCATATGGTGATGCATTAGCCATTAGAGGTCTTTTTTCAGCTCTCAACAGTGATATGGTTCAAATGAATGAGCATGTTGTTGGTGAAGCTTCAGGTCTTAAAAGACAATCAGTAAATAAAGCAAGAATGGATGCGGACATTCTTAATTTAATGGGAAGAAAACCTAACCAGGCCCCACCGCAACAATTTCCTCAACAACCGGTACCACAACCGGTACAAGATAACTTTCCTCAACAGCCTCCAACACCCCAACAACAAGAACCATCTCAAGAAAACTATTACGATCCTAATCAATTAGAATTAAACTTTGATAATTCTGCAACCGCAAAGGGTATTGATGAAAAACTTTTTAACTTAGAAGAAAAAGTAAGAAGCAATAATCTTTTATTAAAAAAGATTTTAAAGTTATTAGAATCAGACACTAAAAAAAAGTAGCTTGTATCTCTAAGAAGAAAAGCTATAATAAGTTATGGTCATTACTATCAAAGATAAAAACCAATTTATAGCATCTTATTTGCGACCAATAAGTGCGTTAACTGATGCTGTAATTTTTAAAACAAATGATAAAAAATTAGAATGTATAGCTAATAACGAGCAAGGGTTAATTGTTTATGCTTCGTTTAATTTAGGGGTAGATTCAAATTTGGTTTTCAACATACCTAACATTAAAAAGTTAGAAAAGATTTTATCATTTATAGAAAGTAATGAAATTGATCTTAACTACAAAGAGAATTCTTTATCTTATAAAGACAAAAAGATGAGATTTAAGTATCACTTTCTTGATGATAACATTATACAAGCTCCTAAATTAAGCGTACAGAAGATAATGAGCTTACCTCACGATATTGAATTTGAAATTGACGCTTCTAAGATAAGCGAACTAGCAAAAGGTGCTGCATTTGTTGCTGAGTCAGAAAAATTATACATTAATATTTCAGATGGTAAAATATTTGCTGAAATAACTGATAGAGCTAATTCTTCTGTTGATAGTTATTCAATAATTCTAGATGAAGATGCAAGTGGTGTAAAAGAAGTGAGTTTTCCTATGCATTTCGATATTGTAAGGCTTTTGGGTGCTACTAATCATAATAAAATTAAGGTACAGATTAATACAGAACAAGGATTAAGTACTTTTGAACTAAAGACAGAGCAAGCATTACTAAAATACGTTGTGCCTGGTTTGCAAGTATGAGGAATAAAATAAAGACATGTGGTTATTTTAAAAAACGTTTGAAAGATAGCGGGTTTATTGTACTGGACGTCTTTAAAAATTTTCATGACAAAGATAAACGTAGGTGGTGTATACTTATTAACCCGGGTGAAGAGTCTATTCTTTGTACATGCTATGTAAACTACGATAATGACCTATCGGTTGCATTTGAATTCAATGATGGAGGAAGGAAGATACCTAAAAACTTTTTTATGGCTACACCTTCAATGGAATCCATAATATCTCAGTTAATCGTTACTTGGGGCGTAAATAATAATAATAAAAGCTCGACTTATTATAAAAAAAGATGAGTAAAAAAAGTAAAAACGAAGGACCGGCACCAACCCCTTTACCAGATAAAAATAATGTTGATGATTTATCTGAAAAAGAGATAAAAAGAGCTTTTGAGTCATTGGTGAAAAGAAAATTTTCAAAAGAACAAACAGAACAAGCAAATAATTACAAAGAGCTTGACAGGATATTAAAAGAATACATGGAATGTTGTATTATTATGGGGTATGACGTTAAAGGAAACGGTATTGTAAGAATAATTCACGACAACCATCTTCAAAACGACGCTCTTCATCATTTATTACAAAAAGTTGTTATGAGTCACCTAGGACCACCAGGAATGATGGGTGGTAATTCGTTGGAGTGACCTTAAAATATTGATATGGCAAATTCAAAAGTCCTCGTAGTGGGGAAAGGCTTTATTGGTACTCAATTATCCAATTTTCTTGCATCAGATGAGAAAATAGAAGTGCATGCTATTGATAGTTCACAAGTAAACTACAGAGATTATAATACATTTTTAGACTTTTTAAATAATTTTGCTTCTAATGATATTGAATTTGACGCAATAATTAATGCAGCAGGTTATACAGGTGAAAAAAATG